GAGCCATGCCAAAGAAAGCTAACTGATGATGAACAAGAATTTTTTAATTTGTGGCGGGGACAAGTTAATATTGCAGAATCAATAGTTGATATTTTTGAAATAATTTAAGCGGGTTAAAAAATGAATAATATTTTAAAACAAGCAGCACACGAAGCAACAAAGAAAACAATTTATGCAGTTTTAATAGCTGCGATAATAATATTTTTAATGGAGTTGATAAAATGAGAGAAATAAAATTTAGAGGTAGAGCCATACGATCCAAAAAATGGAAATATGGTTCTTTAGTTAAAGACGAAAGCCACAGCTATATAATTTTAGAATCAAGCCAAGCGTTTACTCAGAGCTCGCAACATTGGTCTGTTGACGCTCCCGCTTTTATTGTTGAGAAAGATTCTGTATCACAATTTACATCGGTAAGGGATAGCAATAAAAGGGAAGTTTACGGAGGCGATATAATCAAGGTTTATGATGATGATTGCATTGAGGATAGCTGTAATTTTAAATATCATGAGGTTGTTTATGGTAACTCCGACTACCCCGCCTTTGATCTAAAGCCTCGCCTCACTGATGACATGAATAGCTTGTCATTTCTAGCATGTAGCGGGTTGCATTGGTTTGAAGTATGCGGGAACGTTCACGAAAATGGGGAGTTATTAAAATGAAAAAATATAGCTTCCTAACCGTGTTTATTCTATCTTTTTTAGCTTGTTCTATTTATCCGCAAAATTGGGATAAATTAGCGGAAGAGTCTGCTAGTGAAATAATGATGGTTGACTCAGTTAATAAATTAGCTTATCCGTTGCCTTATAAAAATGACTTTGCTAATCGTTATCAATTAAAAATGGCTGGAAAAATTTATGATTTGCAATTTGCGAATCAAGAATCGAGGCCAAAATTTTTTAATTGGTGGAAATTAGGACAATATTCTTTGAGCGGTTTTTCTGGTGCTATGTCTGGTCACTCTGATTATTATGTTAGATTACAAGGCGTTGAGAATAATAGATTGCACCACAATTATCAAACTTTTGAACGAGCTGGACTGTTGCTAGCTGGAGCAACTATCCCTTTGTCTGCTAAAGGAAAAACTTGGCATATTATTTCGGATATTATATCATCTTGGATTGTTTACGGGTTTTGTCATAACGGATTTCAAAACGTAGCAAGGGGCAAAAGTTGGTTTTGGCAAAGTGATTACCAGAAAAAATATAATACATCTGGATTTGAAAACTTCGCATCTTGGGAGTGGCAAATTGGCGGTTTGATACTTGCTATAATTCAGAATTACTTAGCTTATGAGATACTTTAATGCCACATTGGGTTTTAGGGTGGCGTTGTGGTATCCTGGGGGCTTTTAATCTGTTGTGAAAAATAAAAGGAGATTAAAATTGGAAAAAATAATTAAGGAATTGCAGCATACAATAGATTATTTTGATAAGCCAAATCAATTTCAGTCTGGTCGGATTTTCGAGGCAACAAAAATATTAAAGTTGCTGAAGGCTGAAAGTAATCGGCTTGAAACCGAGGCTATCCCACAAGCCGATTTGTTGGCGGAGATAGAGACGCAAATAAAAAGTTTTATGTTTTCAGCTTATCTAATTGGTAAAGAGTCGAATAGAAATTCTTTTGAGGGTTGGTATAAAGACAATGGAATAGAAGACCAAATAACGGACTTGAACTAGCCAGCAAAGGGCATTGAAAACTAAACTTAAATAAGTGAGGAAATTATGAAGAAAATTAAATTAAAAGTGGCATCAATATTATTTGTCTGGCTGAGTGCGTTGTTATGCTTTTTTTTGCCGGAAGTTAAAGCACAAGAATTTAACATAGGAGAATTTAGAATGGGACATTATGCAGCCGGTAAACTTGACACAGTAAAAGCAGAAATTGCAATAGCAATAAAAGAGATAAGAATAAATGATGAGTTAATGTACCGATACCCAAGAAGAACACTTGTAATTATTGACGGATATATTGAACGAGAAAAGTATAGTTATTCAGGTGATAGAATGCCGAACCAATTCCCGAACAATGGCGGTGCTTATGACGATTATTATGTAACAAAACGACATTTAGATGAGGACAAAAAGGAGATTAAAGAATACGTTTGGATGGCGAGAGAGTTAGCCAATAAATAAATATAACGGCAAAAGCAAACCGGATTTTGGACATTCAAAATAAATTAGGAGAGATATAAAATGGCTGAATACGTACCATTTGGCGAAGAGTGGAAAAAAGAAATGAAGAAATTGAATAAAGATGAGTTGATTGATTTCTTAAAGAAAACTCTTATAGAAAAGAAGAATATTAAAAATTCCGGTTTAGCGGATTGTTATACTGAGGCTAAGACTGACAATAAGGACGATGCCGATTTGTTGGCGGAAGCAATAAAAATATTGACTGATTTTAGAGCACTTATTAAAGGTGCTGATGTATTTGGTTGTGCTGCTGATTTGTCGGAAGAAGAGCAAAAGCAATGGTATGTAATGAGGGATAAGACTGTATTGAATAATGAACTTTTTTTAGACAAAGCTACTTAGCCAACAAACAGTATAACGGTAAAAGCAAACCGGATTGCAATAAACCAAAGAGGAGATAAAACAACATGACTGGATGGTACACAAAAGAAGATTCGGAATATTTCGCAATACCAGAAAATAAAATGATGTATGAATTTAATTTAATATTCACAAGCAACGCTAAGATATTTGATAGAACTCCAGAAATGGCGAAAGAAAAAGATAAAGTATTAAAAAAGTTCTTCAAAAAGTGGGCTGACAAACTCAGCAATTCCGGTTGTGCGGATGGTTAAATTTAGTGAATGCCCGAAAGGGCGCAAATGAACGCCAAACGGCGGGAGGGAATATGGAAAACAAGACAAAACACAAGATATTTGTAATTGCATTTTTTGCGGTAAGTTGGATAATGGTCATCGCATCTATCTTATATATAGAGCTTTGTTAGCCGTTTGGAAATTTAACATATTACTAACCAGACGGGCAGAACTGAAATGTATCACATTGAAACAAAAATAGCATTAAGAGTCTTAGGGATAACAAGAAGGACTCTTTACAATTATCAAAAAGGTAGAATGACTCCGACTAAATTCTACCCTCCTATACTGGACGAGGGCGATATATCTATCTTAGACGGTAAAAGCGTAATTACGCAAAAAGGATTTGAGAGAATATTAAATTGTAAATTTTAACATTTTTAGGAGGCTTGACTTATGGTTTATTTAATCATCTTTACTGCAATAGCATTGTTTCTCGCTTTGGTCGCTTACTCTTGTGTGGTTGTTGGTGCTGATTATGACAAGAAATTTGAAGATGCAATTAGGAAAAAGAAATTTGATGATTCTAAAAAACAAATTGAGGTGAGACAATGATTCCGTTTATACCTTTAACGTTTCCAGCACTAATAAACCATGATGGTGGCAGTACACAAAATCCAAGAGTTGTGGGTAACGGGAGACCCATGAAAAAGAAAAAATCATTGCGAAAAAGAGAGGTTAAAAAATGAAACTTTACAACATGAAGCATCAAGACCGAAATAGGATTGTAATTGCAAACTCAAAATATCAAATTAAATCCTATTACGGAGTATCTAAAGACCATGTTACAAAAAACTGTACAATCATAAGCGAAAAAGAATCTTGCTGTTTAAAAGCAATAGAGGACAACATTGTTGATATAAACTTGACCGATACCGAAGTGCAGCAGAAAAAAAATAATTTATGGGCAACGGTTAATTATATGACGGGTGAATTTTTAACTGATTATGTTGGTTCATCTAAAAACGAGGTGGTAAAAAAAATAATGCTGAATGCTTATCATTCTGGATTTAGAGGCGGGATTGCTTGTAGATTAAGACAGATGAAATGCCAAATAATCGAAATAGATTTCAAATATAAAATAGAAAAACCAGTATACGAGCCAGTTGAAATTGATGAATAAAAACTAAGTGGTGTGATCTGACGACCGCACCAAATCTATTATTTTGACTATTTTACCCAAAGGGTAAAACGTTTTTCTTATTTGGTCTTTCGTCATGTATTCAAATATACTGTATTCTGCAATTTGTCTATTTTGCTCTAAGATGTAAATTTTATGCCGGATATATTTTCCCATCAATAATTTTTTTGTTTAGTACATTAAATTCTTTTTGTCCGCTCGTCTCTACATTTGCGAAACCGTGATTCCATTTATTTAACGGCATATATTTAGGTCTTAACTCTGACATGCATCCCAAAGAGTAGCAAGACGTTACTTTCCCCTCCATGTTTGTTTCGGAATGACTTGACGACTGATGAAAGTGGTTTGTAAGTGCGTTTATTTTGGCTCTTAAAAATAATCCCCTTGCTGGGTTAACTGGGTTTGATATTGAAAATTTATATTCGTGCCCGTGAATTATTGCCAGTTCATTTAATTTTATTGGCCTCATATCTCTAATTTCTTCAATGCCAAGATCATTAAATTCCAAAATACTTGACATATCAAATTTCGCAATATCCAACAATTCTGGTGCTTTTAATATTAAATAGTTCTCATATCTTTCCTCATGGTTCCCATGCTTAAATATTATTCTTGCTTTTGGGAATTTCTCACGAAGCCACATTAAAAACTGTTTACATGCTTCCAGTTCTTGCGAGAATTTTCTTTCTCTGGGGTCTGTCTGCCATCGAGAGATTTTATAGAAATCAAAAATATCTCCATTCAATATTATTAAATCAGTCCCGAATTTTATTGAATCATTAACAGCAATCTCTAAGCACTCACGATTATAAAAAGGAATATGTATATCGCCAATAATAAAAGCCTTATGATTTCCTCTTAACTGGAATATTGACCATTTTTTTAATGATGTTTGTGGTTTTGGTAATTTGTTAAAAGATTCATTCTCCGCAGTTTTATTCCTAAAATATTTTCTTTTTTCTGGGTCTTTTATTTCTTGTCTTGCTCTATCGCCACAGCTGCCAGTAACTTTCCTTATTTGTGCTCTGCAAGATTCCACGCTCATCCACAATTCTGGGGATTGCTTGTAAAGCTTGTTGGCTAAAGTTCTGATTTTAATATCTGGGAATTTGTCTAATTCTTTTCTTATTATGTCAACTCGCTTCATTTGGTTTCCTTAATTGTTTAGAAAAGACAAGGGCGGCCGAAACCGCCCGAGTTAGGGAGCAAGATGAGAGGGCAATCACCTATATAACCTATTTAACCACCCATTAAAAAAACGTGGCTGGTTAAGAGACGCATAAAATTGTGACAATTCAAATACAAATCTTGAATATAAACTCTCTTGGAGTTTTATCTCATTGCAAGACTTCAATGTTTTTGTACCAAAAACACCATCAATAACAATGTCTTTATCAAATGTCTGCAATGTTGTTTGTAATATTTTAACCGCTTTTGTAACTCCAATATTTACCCCAATATCGAAAAGTTTAATTGCTAGTTTTTCGTTTAGATTTTCGTAAAGCGGGTTCCAAAAGACTTCATAATAAAACTCATTCGCTATAATTTTGGCAGCTTCGATATTTCCGGATTTCATAAGATTAAAAACTCTGTGGAAATATTCTGGGAAATCTCTTTTTGTAATACCGATTACAGTTTCTCCGCCTTTGTCATGCGGGTCATTGGTAAACGTTATGCCCTCGTTTTCAAACAGCAACTTGACCGCTTCATCAAAGATCATAATCTTATCTTGAATTTTATTTTTATTTTTTCTGTCCAGTGCTTCGGAATAAACGGCTTAAATCTTTTATCCCAAGTAAAGAATGAAAATAACTTATTTAGATTTATTCTTTTCACTTAATCCACTCGGCATTTTTTCTTTTATTGTTTCGCTTATTTTATAATCTGAATTTTTGTCGATAAACCCGAATGTAGATAAACCCACTCCAATAAAAAGACCCGCTTTATAAGCAAAAGTATGCGGGGGTGCGAATAATTCCAATCCAGTAGAGATTAAAGTTAATGCACCACCCCAAAATCTTTTAGTAGCATACCATTTTTTATTTTTCTGGTTCATCTTCTTTTCTTGACATTGCGAATAAAATAATCGCTTTCGCCTCACTTATTGCAGTCATAAATCTATCGATTACAAATTTTTGTAATTCTGGATCATTGTCGATTTTAAATTGTGCTTCAAAATCTTCGTATACAGACAAAAATTCATCTTGCGTCATATCCAAAAACTGAGGGATAGCTTTATCATAACCAACGTAAGCGTCAAAACCTTGTTTTGCCAGTTTGATAAAATTAACGTCTTTGTTGATTATTGCTGAAGCTCCAGAACCTAAGAAAACAACAATGTCCTTAAAGTCGCTTATCGGGAACAAATTCGGGTCTTTTCTGTCAACGTCTTTTTCACCGATCAACTTGATTCCATTTTGCTTGGCTACTTTCAGAACATCCCATTTTTTAATTTTGATTTTTTTTGCTTCTTCGCTTGAAATTGTTTTTTTCATTTTTTCCTCTCTTTGCTCTTTTTAATAATTGAAATAATTGTGTAATAAATTGATAAGCACAATAATATAATGCTTAAAATAGACTCAATATCAGCAATACCAACAAAACCTAAAATCGGGAGATTTACCCCCCATACCTTAAAATTATCAATAAAGTTTTCCATAGATTACCTACAAGCCTTTAGTCATTGTTAAAATAAACCAGCTTGTTCCATTTGAAAATATTTGATACACGTTTGTATCTGCGCCATTAACGTCAAGGTGATAAATAGCACCGTTGTTACTGGACGGCTCACCAAAAATAGCATCTAATTCTGCATCGGTAGGTGGTGTTGATGTGCTATCTGTGTACGCTATGTTTTGCGAATTTAGTTTCTTTTTGAACTGGCCGATTAGTTCGGTGTTATAATTTATAGCATCGTTACTGTTTAATGATAAATCAGTCCACCTTTCAGCGGTTGCGGTTGAGTGGTTAAGGTCTAAAACATTGTTAGTCCTCAATGTATCTGGCAATTCATCTAAGCCGAGTCCTTGATTCCAAAGTTGAGATGCCTCTGTGCTGGATAGTACTTTGTTGAAGATGTGAACGTTTGAGAGTTGACCATTGAATGGTAACGACGTAATATAGTTCCAATTGCCCAAATATAAGTTTAGGCTATTAGAGTAATTTGACATAATAATTCCAGAGGTTGAAGAACTCTGTAAAGCTTGCTTATCCCCGTTGATATATATGGTGACCCCATCGGCTACTGTGTCGCTTTTTATAGTAATAACTATATGCTTCCAATCGTTTTCACCATCTATGAAAACATTTGGAACGTATAAATCCTCAGAACCTACCCCATTTGAATATAAAGAGACTTTCAAATCGCCCGATGTCGTAATATTTACACCCAATATCCCATCAGTTCCATTTCTAGATCCTAAAATATATTGAATCGATGTTCCGTTCCCATCACCAGCCTTAACCCACAAGCTAAAAGAGACTTCACCAGACTGAACCGTGCTCTCAAAGCTGTTTTGTATCTCACTATAAGCATCTGTACCGTTGTATTTGAGTGCGGATTTAGGGGTATATTCGGTCATCTTAGGGAATAGTTGATTCGTGTCTATTTGCGCAGACTTAAAAGCGTTTAGATTATCTATTTGTGTAGTGTGGACATCGGCAGTATCGTCTAAAACTGAAATGCTAGACGAATTAACTAATGATCTAGACGAAATATCTGATACTGAATCTTCGTTGACAGTGACACGGCCTTTGAGGATATTAAATTGACTTGTATGGTCGGTTAAACTGTCTTCATTAACCGAAACCCTACCTTTTAAGGTATTAAATTGCGGAGTCCAAGACCCAGAACTATCCTCTAAAACTTCGACTCTGCTCAAATTATTGGTCGATCTTGCCGACAAAGCATTTATTGAATCTCTGTACTCATTGGAAACTGTGACAAGCGAATCCACAGACGATCTAATATTTGCGTCCGCAGCTCTTAAAATTGTCAAGGAATCGGTTAAGTGATTTTCATCAATTAGTCTTGATCTGGTTTGACCAAAAAGACCAATAGAAGTTATAAGTATTAAAAATATTACTCGTTTCATTTATTCCTCCACTATATGCCCTTCGGCCGTTACTTCCAATAAATCTACACCAGTTAAATCATCTTGAATTAAAAACTCTAAGTCTTCCCCCGGCTCTAACCTCAAAGCGACACCGATTTTATTTTGTCCCGCAAATGTCAAACGACCCAAAAACCCGTCAACGCCTTGCTGTGGGTTGGTTGCTAAGTAAGGCGTCCAATCATACATTAAGGCGGCTAACTCCCCGTTAGATTTAACATTAAAAATGTTGAAATTTCGGCCATCTCTGACTCTTAGAACCAACCCGTTTGTAAGTGCTGATATATCTGCGAAACTCGCCAAATCAACAGCACTAGCGGCTTGGCAATGAATTATAATTCTAGTTATGTCAACAGTCACCCCGATTGGAGATGCTGAAACGCCTCTAACCCCGAAAGTTTGAACCGTAGCACTTCCGTCTACATTCATGTTGGTCCTTGTGAAATCTACAAAAGACGAGTCCGGGAATGTGGAATCCAAAGGAGTATCAACAGTTAAAGTATCGTCACTAATAGAAAGAATGCTCCCTTTGTAAAACCGCTCAGTATCGGGATTAAATATAATGACATAGGCGTTGTTAGCCGCCCCGGTTGTGTCATCAACAACTATCGTATAACTTCCGCTAGATGCGGTATCAGCAAGGATTGTACTTTCCGCAATGCGATTAAACTTAAATATAACCGGGTCAGTTGTTTGATCTTGTAAATTTATGTCTATCGACCCGTCGGACTTTATTTCCAGTGCTTTATTGTTTGATGAGTCAACAATTACCCTTTCTGGTCTCTGTGCAAACAATATGCTTGATATTAAAAATAGCATCAAAATTAAATGTTTCATTTTAATTCTCCTAATAATTATCGTCCCATTCTGAGCCCGTCCAATAAACTGGACGCTCTAAATCTGTATCAAACCAAAATTTTCCAGTATCGGTAATTGAAAGACCGCTCGGTCTGTCTGCTGTTGCACCATAACCCAAAAATCCAGCCGTTGCAGTTGCACCAGTTTCAGAGAAAAATTCAGTTGCTAAAATCTCTGCCACTTCTTTATTAGTCAAGACGGAAGCATCAACAGTCGAACCACTAGCAAGAATTAATTCTCTAACATTTTTAGTTGTCGAATCGTGAGTGAATTCTTCAACTACTTCTTTCACATTGTCAAATGTTGAATCAAAATTAACAAGTGTAATGTTGCTATCGCCTTGTGCTAAAACAGCATGTTTGAAATAGAATGACCTCAAAAAATTATCGTCTTCATCCAATAAATGAATACTGCTGTTAGTTGCGATCTTCTTAAATTTTACATAATATTTTCTATTGCTTCCCATTTCTAAACCTTTAGTAATTTATCAATTTCACTTTTAACCCTTACTGTAACATCTTCACCCATTGCCTTCATAATTTGTTTTGTGCCGGATTCAATGACAGATGTTAAATCTAATCCCTTTCTTAAACCTCTAAAAACTTGATTCCCTTCATGTGCTATTACATAAGCCACAGCATAAGGATTCATACCTCGCCTTTCTGCCCATCCAGTAATATCTAAAATATAACCAAGTTTTCTATAATTTTCTGGATTTCTCCAAACACCAGAACCTCGAACTAAATATTCAATACTTTTAAGACCATTTATTTCTAGGAAATTTTCACCGGAAGTATGACTTAATGAATTAGAAGTCTTTCCAGTATCATCAAAACTTTTAAGTTTCTGCCTTAAATCATTGACTAAATTATTTCCTATCTCATTTAAGGTCATCTATTGCACTCAGTCGCTAAACTTATATTCATTAAAACACCAGCCCAAACATTCCCCGTAACATTTCGGACTCTCGATATATTAGCGTTTTGAACTGGTAAAATATCCTCAAAAACTTCATTTAGATTATACAACAATTGCCCCGCGATTACGTTACAAGCAGAAAAGATAGAACTTATGTCTGCTTCGCTATCGTCCGTTTCTTGGTTCTGTATGATATAAATATCTAAAGGATAAATGTCTTGTACTGTACCCCTATTAGTGAACGATTTTGAGCCTTTCTGGTCTTTAACATCAAGGCAAATTACAGTCCCATCAAACTCAAATGATTCGTGTTCCATTTCCTCTAATGAGGTGACATAAAACTCATCTGCAACCGATAAGGACTGCGTTCTTAATAATGATTCTATTTCTGTCCAAGTACTCATTTATGTCTATTCGCTAAATATCTGGAAACTTGTTCATTATGTGAATTTATATTTATTTTCATTTGGTTTATCGTGATCATCATTACAAAGTTATAACTCTCCTCTAAAACTTCTTCGGGTTTCATGTTAGACAAAGAACAATAATTTATTAACGTTGCATCAAAAGTGTCCACTGGTATTTTAGTGACATTCCCGCCCGAACTAGGAAACTGTAAAGCTTGGCTATTGATACCGTTAATAGCTTCCGTAAAGAAATCTTGTTCCCCGAGAATTTTTGAGTAAAAAAAAATCCTATCGGTAAAACCTCAGACCATTTTCTTTTTAACAAAGTTTTATAAAGTTCATCTTGATTTTTATAATCTAATGTTACGGCCAAAGCACGAACGCACAATTCAACTACACTAATTTTCCCCGCAGCACATTCTTTGTGGTATTTGGAAAAATAGTATCTTACTCCAAATTTAGATTCCTTGTCCATTTCTGAGACTGGAACATCATTAAAAACATTTAACATTTTTATTTTCTGAAAATCTGGGTCACAGTCGAATAATAAAGATTCCAACTCTGCAGCAGAGATATTGCTATCAACTTTAGAATCGTGGATATTTTCATCAACAAAAGATTCTAAATAAGATATTACATTTAGATTGACACCGTGAGCAACCACCCTTATGTACTGCTCGACCGTCAACTCTGAAAATTTTGGTATATTATATTTTTTATTGTTTATTTTCAAAATCATGTTATTGCCCCAATTGTGAAATCATAATCAACAGTTAGTGAATTAGTTGAAAAAGATTCGATCTCATATAGCCCCTCCTTTACATCGTTCGCTCTTAGAGTTATAATTAACTTATCAGCATAATTATTATTGAACGATTCAGCTTCTAGTTCTGCGTAGCAAATATACCAAGTGCCATCAGTTGTTTTAAAAATACACTGGTAATTATTGCTTGCAAGACTCCCGAAAGTGTCCCAAAAATCACTGATTGTTATCGAACCATATTCATTTAATATTGAAAGAGTATAACTATAATGAGCCAAAGAACCACCAAAGGGTTGATATAATTCCCGCCCTTGGTCATAAGAATGGTTAAATTCCAAACGTGAGCACGGAAGACCAAATCTATAAACTGCACTATTTAGAACAAGGCTGTCAATTATTTGTTCATTAGAGTTATTTAAACCAATGCTATCAAAAATAGAATCCGGCTCAAATACAAAAGGCGTTTTGTCTGTGGTCGATATTAAATAAAGTTCACTTAATAACATTTTGGGCTCGGTTTATTATATTCATTGCCGATAACTGAAAAGTTAACCTTTTCGTTTTGTGCTGTGGATGTATTAGAGCTTTGAAATAAAGTGTAAACGTCTTGGTTAACATCTAAAAATTCTAATAAATCCGTAGCATTTTCGTTCGCTGAATCTTTGTATTGATTCCAAACGTCTTGACTTAATCTAGTATCTCTATTTGACGTGAAATCGCTTATTAACTCAGACCTTCCTTTTTCTTGTAATTTTACTTTCCCCTCTTTTGCGTAAATCTCTAAAAACTTATAAGCTACATAAAATTTAATGCCATAATAAAATTTATCCTTGCCGTTATATGTATATTCTGCACCGTCCAAAAGATCAACATTTCTTGATTCAGTCGGATTATCAATAAGGTCTTTATATAAAGGATAACCTATTGTCGGCAACAAGAATTTTCTTTGTACTTCCAATACAATAGCATCGAAAGCGTTTGAGTTATAATTTTTATCAAACTGTCTTATCTCTCTGACAAAATCAATGTCGATTAAAGCTGCTTCATTCGGTATCATTTAGCTGCTCCATTTCTAAGGGTGTTATTTCAATCTGCTGCAATGGGAAAACGGTATTATCCCAAAATTTATTAAACGCCCTTTCCACTGCCTTTCTATCACCAAAAGTTAAATTATTATAATAATTACTAGCTTCATAATATTCGGTTTGATTAAACATTCCTTGTTCTGGCGTTCCAAGTAAAATTTCTGGGACTCTGTATTCTCTTAGAATAGAATCCTTTGCGTTTTTAACTTGGTTGTTAAACATATTATCTATGTTAGGTAAAGTAAAAGACTCATAAATATTACTATTTTTAGACTCGCCATCTGCACCCAAAGGAGATTCAATTACAATCATTGAACCAGCGTTATCAGAACCCTTCATTTTCTTTAGTTGCTTTTTGACATTCTTTGTCGTGTCTTCCCCGTTTACATTCTGCGGGACTTTAACCACACCAGAAGCAGAGAAAGAATTTTCGATAGTCGAATAATTAAAAGATTGAACTGAGTCCTCAAACATTCCACTCGTTGAACTTGCATTATGCGAAGCCTCTGGATAGACATTCCCATTAGATTGAAAATAATAAATCCAACCATTAAAACTAGAAAGACCACCCGCATCACGGACAGTCCTTCTGAAATTCTTTGGATTATACAAGGGTATTATAAAAAGATCACCGTTCATTGTTGAGGTTCTCATTATGTTTCCATAGAAAGCGTCTTTACTGTTATAATGCTTCCTTGTGTATCGGAAATCAAGATTGTTTATTTCAACAATACGGCCAAGACCATTAACATTAAAGTGCAGGGCAAAGCCGTTAAATTTTGCATAATCTTCAACAGATTTAATCAAAATATCATTAAAGGTTTTACCCTTTTTGTTTACTTCAAAGTCCCCGCCCTCTTGACCTAAGCCAAAAATAAATTCTTTTTTAACGTTTACGCACCCCTTTGTGGTTGGGGAGTTTCTAACAATGTCGTCCATTTTATTAGGATAAAGATTATCAGAGCCGTAAGGAATCATTTTTTTGTGATTCATACAACGCCCGACCTCAACATCATTCGTAACGCTAGAAACGTTTATTTTTTTATTTTTGTTCTGCGGTCTGTTAAGCGATCTCTTTATCGTTCTCATTTACCTTTGTTCCAAGTAAAAATTTAAGGAATAAAAAGCTTGTTCTTTCTTTTTATCCAACTCTGCAACTAGATCATTGTACTCAAATTCCTCAATCAAATCTTTCTTAAACTGTGCTTTAAATTTGAGTAGTTCCTTTGATGCTTTTTCTAGTGCGACCTTATCAATAAACATGTCTACAACATTTTGGGGAACTTCCTCACCTTTGGTTAAGGTGATTATTTTACCTCTAAAGCCGATACTTTTTGTTTCTGCTGGTCGTTTTACAAAGTGTGGATTGTTAGACTTTCTTTTTTCAACATCAAAATGGAATGTACCCTCAAAAATTTTATCCTTCGGGAACCACTTCTTTGTTTTCTTCGCTCTTGTTTTTGCCATCTTGCTCAACCTCTTTAATTATTGTTCCATTATCTAAAAGCTTTTTAAATACCTTCGGATGATTCTTTTTAATTTCTGAAATCATGCCGTCACAGTATCGTTTCCCTTTAATAACTACCCCGCTAGTTTGCGGGGTGTAGTAATAAATATTTTTCATTATGCTATCGGAGTTTCTAGTGTAATAATATCAGCCTCGTCCATAATAACATTTTTAGGCTGCTTTTGTTCTAGCTGTGAATTAACTGGAGTCGCTAAAGTTACAACTTGAAGCCCAGAAGTTGCTTGGTCTGTTGGATTGTTTTCATTTGTAACTAATTCCAATCCGGAGGTAGAACCATAAACAACGTAAGGGGGAGATTTTGTTGCACTCGATCCCTCAGCTTTATTATCAGTTTCCATAATTAAAACAACTCGATTAACATTTACTAAGGTGTCAATTGAATTTTTCATTGCTTGGCCAAGATCACCGATGTTGATTGTCGCTTGATGAACGTAACCAGAAACACCGTTTGCATTTTTAGTGAATGTTTGTGCAAATGTACCAGAACCTCGAGCAGTTTCAATTCTATAAGCTCGGTCTCCAGTATTTGTCAAAACAATGGCCGTTATTTCTCCGTCCGTGCCTTCGGTCAATGTAGCATCAGCCCACTGGTCAAAGTTGATTAACCAGACACGTCCAGTAAAGCCACCGATTGCGGCCGCTTCACACGCGGTTCTTATAAATTCTTGATCTACTAAACAAGTCATTTAATTATTCCTCCTTATAGACAAATTGAACGGAATTAACTACAACGGTATCACCAGACGCAGTACTCATAAATAGTCTATAATATAAATATGCTGGAGTCTCATCAATTAAAGTTTCCGCAGTCGCTTTTGCTGTCGGTTGGTCAACAGTTGACCATGTCGAACCATCAAAAGAACCTTGCATTATTAAGGCATTACAGGAGTCGGCAGTATTTGTTATTGAATAATCGAAAGCCACAACACCCGAGTATTTCTCGATTGCCGGACTTGTGAATGTCAAAGTATCCGCACCCGCTAAAGTTGAAACGGACGAATCATAAGATAAAACATACTTTTGTGCTGAAACATCAGCTACAAAGAAAACTAATAGGATTATAAATAATGATAATATCTTTTTCAATTTATCCTCCTTACGAACCTTGATATAAAACAACGTCTTCACCAGTTCGGTATTGAACGCCATCTAAATATCTCATTAAAAATTTCCAAGTCTTATCGCCTTCGGCTTCTTTCGCTATAATAAAGTTCTGTTCGTCCTCTTGGAACCAAACACCACGAACTAAATTAGAGTCTTCACCAGTTCCCGCAATAGTCCAAAACATTGAATTTTCCGGTACTGAGTTCATTGGGATTAAAGGAACATTATCAATGCGTCCAATGTCGCCTTGCTCTAAGAAACTAATATCTTGAGCGTTTGAAGCTTTATTTGCTTCTTGTGCTTTATCCCAATCTGTATAACTCATAAAAATTGCTTGGTTAGGTCGAGTTCTTAATCTTGTTGGTCTTGCATCCTTAACGGAATTAAGCACCGACAAAATATTAGAAGTAGTTAAAACACCAACATTCGCAACATCAACAACATCAGCATCAGCAGCCATAATTTTTAAGAACCCATCAAAAAATCTTAATTGTGATGGCGAACTTAAAGAATCATCACCTTGAACATAAAGATCGGAATTATAGGTTTTAACTTGTTGTAATAATGTCTCGATTATAGTATCGGAAATTTGAGAAGCATATTCAAGATTCAACATATTGCCCGATGGTTGCCAATCTGGGAACTCATCTCTCCAATCGTCCGGGTCTAATGGTAAATGAACCATCATTTCAGCAACTTCTAAAAGTCTGTAAGAAAAAGCAACTCCACCAAGATCATTAGTCCCCAAACGTGGACGATCTGCCGAAGCTTGTAATAAAGAACCGCTTGATTTTGATTTAGCTAAAACCTTTGGCTTTGTTAATCCGGTGAAAGTGCGTAAATAAGAATCCCACTCTCCGCCAGTTGTTAAAATTTTGTAAATATCAGCAGCGTTGGACGCTTCATACTTGCCGTCCATTGTGTGCGTGATAGTGTTTTTCGGAAATATTTCCGCTAGTCTTTTAGGCATTTCATCCTCCAAAATTTAAAAATTTGTTATCTGTTTCTGCGATCATTTTTTTTGTTAATTTCTACTATCTCTTTATAAGGGTCTGTTTCGATTTCTGGGTTTTCGTCTGGAGTAAAGTTAGTTTGCAAACCTTCCAGAGATTCCTTAACTTCGTTTTTTACAGTTTCAATATCATTTTGCACAGCCTCAACCGTTTCTTTTGTTGCTTCTGCATGTGATTCCAAATCCTCAGCAATAGTTTTTACTGAAAGCTCAAACGCTTTTTTATCATCAGCAACACTTTCTTTTGTTTCATCAACTATTTTTTGTAGTTCATCAACCTTATTTTGCATTTCAGAAATTGAATTAAGCTTTTCGTTTACACTTGCCAATGTTTCTGACATTTCTGTGACCTTATCACCAAGTCCACCAAGAGCAGATTCAAAATCGTTTACTTTCGATAGGATTTCTTCCTTATTAAAAATTCCCATTGTTTCCTCGTCTTTTTTATAAAATTTAGGGTTGTTATTCCAATATACTTTAAATTGTTCAGTTTCTTTTTCCATTGCTGCGATTTTAACAGCGTCACCGTGTCCAGCCGATCCGATTATTTCATCAATAAGACCATTTTCAAGAGCTTCTTCAGCAGAAAACCAAAAGTCAAGATTGTTTTCATCAGAAAATATCTGGTCGATTAGTGCGGGATTGGCTCCACGAGTCTTAAAAGCTTTCGCAAGATTTTGATTCATAACATTCAACTGTTCTTGCATTATTTCTTTCTCTTTTTCGTCCTCGATGTAGTCGATATATGGATTGTATGCTTTGTGCAACATTATTCGGGCAAAACTTCTCGCTTTTGCCTCATCAGCATAAGCCATAAAATAAGCACCCATCGAAGCGGCCAAGCCTTCAACAACTGCTGTAATTTTTCCTTTGTGATCATCCATTGCACCGAGCAAATTATAACCATCATAGACATAACCACCCGGAGTATTTAGAGAAAGTAAAATCGGTTCTTCTAAATCCTCATTAAACTCATCTACTTTTTTAGAAATATAACCATGCTCACCCATTCCCAAGAATGAATCATTATCAATTGTGTTATGAATTTGAATTATTTTCATGATTTGCAATCCTTATGATTGTTCAATTCCGACATTAACGGTATTCTGGAAGGTATCAACTCCGTTGATGATGTCGGACACTTGAACGTTAATATTAGTATTTTTTAGGAAACTGTCAAGTGTCGATCTGACAATATTCTCCACTTGGCTATTATCATCCACATTTAACTGGCCACCTTCACGCATAAACTTAACGCTTGGCTGCTTTAACGACCTACCCCCAAACATCTGGTTAATATTATCCAATCCGTCAATAAAAGCCGATGCGCGTTCATTTAATACGAAAAACTTTTCATTTGCTTCGACCTCTGCTAATTGTTTTCCAGCACCATCAAAAATAGGAGTTCCCCCAAGTTCGTGAGGTTTACCTCCGAACGTTCCGGATTTTAAAGGCACTTCGCCACCATCAGCAAAACTTGGAGGTGCTGGGGCTGGTTGTTGTCTAACAATTAAAGCTTGTGCAGCACCTAAAGCCAAAGCACCAGCAATAAGGAAAGGATTCGGATAAGCTTCGATAACGTTTTGAGCCGTATCAATTGCGATATTTGCTAATGCTTCCGTTTGATTTACTTTAAATTGAGCAAGTGCGACTTTATATTCTTCCCTCGCTCTGTTTTTTTCTAGTTGTGCTTGTTTTTTATCATATTCCTCTTGTGTTATCAATCCATTATCAAGAGCTTTTCTTAAATCGTTTTGTCTTTTGTCATAACTTCGACTAATACGGGCGTCTTCTGCTATCAAAGACTGATTAAGGGCAGAAAATAAAACTTGTTGCCCTTGTTGGAATATATTGTTCCTTTCTTGTGCAAATTTTTCTGCGGTGTCGGTTTGTTTTTGCTCTGATTCCTCATTTATCTGGTTTAATTCATCCCTAAATTCTTTCTGTATTTCCAGGTGTGCCAAATTATTTTCTTCTAATAAAAGCTGTTTTTCTAAAAATGTTATTTCGTCATTTTCTAAAATAGCATGGCGTTCTTCGTTTAGCCGTTCAACTTCCATATTAAAATTTTCTTCAGCAAATGCAGATCGTTTATTATAAAACTCTTTGGTTCCTTTTAATCTTTCGAGCTGGGCTTCCTGTTCTTGGGATAAAATGAATTTTTGAGTTTCCGCTTCGGCTTCTGCTAATTTTTCCGCAGCAAGTTTCGCTTCGGTCAAATTCTTTTCCCTTATTTCATCAATTTTCTTTTGTTCTTCTAAACTTGCCTTTGCTTGTGCTCTGCGTTTATTCTCTAATTCGTTAAGCCTATTGAGTAATTCCCTTTGTTTTGCTAAAGAAAGAGATTGTAAATCGTTTTGATCTGTTAAAGCTGCTTGTAAATCTATCTCTTGTTGTCTATTTCTTAAATTTTCTGGAGTGGCTGCTATTTCATCTTTAATTGACTGTATTTTTTGAGCTTGTAAATCTAAATTGTCTTTTAAGATAGCATTTTCCAGCTTATTGGCTTCTTCTAGTGCTTTACGCCTTTCCTCAAAACTTACCGATTCATCTCTAGTTAAAAATATAAGCTCTTGAATTTGTTTTCTTCTTTCAGAGTTTGCAAGGGCAATTCTAGATTCGTCCTCTTCAATTTGTATATTTAAATCGTGCAATGCCCCAGCTTGTTCAACTGCACCCGCCATTTCATCAGTAACCCCGGAGACTGCCTCACCAGCAGCATCCCATGCCATACTAAATTCACGATCTAGAATAAAGCTCACCACTTCGCCAAATTTAGCAAAACGACCAATCAAAACATCTACAACTGCCCCAACTTGATCAAGGAACTTATTTACCCCGTCTAGTCCGTCTTGTGTCTTTGTTAAGAATGTAATAAATGATCCAAGAGCAACAACCAATGCACCTATTCCCGTACTAACTAAAGCCTTTTTAAATAACCCCAATACTTTAGTATTAGCAGCAAGTGCGACTTTTGATGCTTTTAGTCCGGTCACGGTCTGTTGCAATGCGGTTATTTGTGCACCCATCGGGCCCAAAGCACTTGTAATCGCTTGTTCATAACCACCAATAGAGGATTTAAAATTACCCGCTTCTTTATCTGCATCTTGGACAAAATCGTTATTCCTTTTAATCTCTTTTGTAAGTTCAGCAAATTGTTTTCTGCCTTGCTTTGTCGCAAGATTTAAATTATCACGGGTTTTTGTTAATTCTGCGGTTCGTTTTCTTGCAAGTGCCAAACTATTTGATTGCAACTTGGAGACCTTAACCGCTTCCCGCCTTTCTGCGTTTAATTCCCGACCCCGATCTTTTAGTTTTAATTCTTCTTTTTGTAGACTTTTAACCGCTTCGGTATTATCCCCACTAGCTTTAGTCAATTCTTTTTGCTGTGCTTTATTCTGTTTTATTGCTTCCGAATTTTCGATAATAGATTGAGTCAATTCATCTTGTTTTTTTCTATTCCCATCCGGGTCAATATCATATCGAATTATTACAGTATTTTCAGTTGTTGCCATGATTGAACCTTTTTAATTTATACTCGCTGGTGCTGCTTGAATCCATCCGTTATCGGACTTCATTAAGATTATCATTGAATTTGTAGGTAATAATAAATTTGTTGAACCTTCCAAATGTATATTTGAGTTATCATTTTGAATAGTTACCGATGCCCCGCCCGTTTTGGTTATGTACAATAGTTGCCCCACAACTCCATTTGTAAAATTAGTTATTGTGGTAGTTGCTGAATAATCTAATTGCAAGAAAGTTTTGTCTGATACGTCAATGGTTGCCCCACTTGTTACATTATTTTCTTCAATCGCTAAACTATTATTTATAAATAAACCGTCTTCGTCTAACTGCATGTGTTCAGTATTGTTTATGCTCCATTCGTGCCGATCGTCCGAAATATGTTTATAAGACCAGTGGTTATCTTTATCTAAAAAGCCTAATTGTGGAGCCGTCGGAGCAGACGCATAAAATCTTCCATAATAAATTTGGTTCACATCGTAAAAACCTAATGCCGCCCCGCCTGTACTTTTTGATCTTATGTCAATGTTTATTTGCGATGCAGTCAATGGTATTAGTCTGTCAGTATACAGAGAATCAAATTCATTGCCACTCGACAAATTGTTGCGATGCCACCTTCTTGTGGCCAACGTATCGACCGAAGTATTATTATAATTAGTAATCAATAGCGGCTCGGTTGCTCCCGTATTTTGCCACAAAAGACCGTTCGTTGTCGTGGCTAGTGGTGGAGATGGCGGCAATATTAGAGCAGTCAAAGACGGGAAGGCCAAAACGCTATCTATTTTCATATCCCTTATTCTAGTTTCACCACCCGAAAATGTATTATCTCCGGTGAATGTTTGATTCTGGTCTGTGTATGCTACATTGCTTGGTAAAGATGCGTTGTTTCTATGCCACCTTCGGGTAGCTAAAGTATCAACTGAGCTTGAATTATAAATAGTCATCAATAAAGATTCAGATGAATTTGAGTTTTGCCAAATCAAACCATTTGAAGGCACGCTTGGTATAACGGGCGGTAACCTTAACCCCGACCCAGAGTCAAACCTTAACAAATCATTTACAACTGATAAGCTGTTTAGCGTTACCGTTGAACTGTATGTATTAGTTCCCGTCCAAGTATTATTTAAGCTAAGTAAATCACTTGTATTAACGTTATTCCTAACCCATCTGCGACTAGACAAAGTATCCACAGAGGTGATATTATAATTAGTTATTAAAACTGGTTCAGATGCGTTCGATGTTTGCCAAATCCAGCCGTTTTCACTAGCCGCCAATGGCTGTGTAGATGGTAAAATCATCCCAGCTAAAGCGGGGAATCTCAAAACAGAATCAATCTTAGCATTTCTAATACTAGTCAAAGAGGTATTAAAATTGTTTGTCCCCGTCCAAGTATTATTTTGGTTTAATAAGTAAGTTGCGTTATCTCTTGAATAACTTCTAGTTGCTAAAGTATCCAAAGACGAAACCCCATAAGTTGCGATTAAATTTGTTCCCGTTAAAAATGCCAATTCGTAAGAAAATAATAAACTTGCTTGGTTTAAGGAAGTCAACCTTCCAGAAGAACCAAAACCAAGGTTGCTATTTACGGTTGTTGTACCGTTTAACCCCACTGTGCTATTAAATGTGTTTGTGCTTGTCCAAGTATTCGAGCCGTTAAGTCTTGGAATATTTGAAGATAAAGAAAGAGTTAAGTCATTAGCGTTGTTTGATACTGTTAAGTCAGTCCCAGTAATAAAGCTTTTAAATTGTAAATCAGAAGCAGACTTTTGCTTAAACCATCCATCACCCGCACCGACATTAGAAGCGGTGTTATCTTCACCAGCATCATTGGCCCTATTCCATCTTCGGGTAGCTAGAGTATCAACAGACGAAGTATTATAGGTTGTTAATAACAACGGTTCACTTGAATTTGTTTTATGCCACAATAAACCATTACTCGGTGTTACCGGGGTAGGATTCGGCAATCTAAAAGCGGAGTTTGAAGCAGCAAAATATAAAATATCATTTACCACCGTTTGATCTAAATCCGTCAGCCCTTGAAAGTCATTAGTCCCCGACCACGTATTGTTTCTTGGTAAAAGATTTGTTGAGTAATTACTTCGAGTCCATTCACGGGTGGCCAAAGTATCTGTTGATGTTAGATTGTAATTTGAAATCAATATTGATTCGGTCGACCCCGAAGCACTCCACAGCATCCCGTTATTTGAAACGGCCAAAGGCTGTGATTGTGGTAATTCAAGACCAGCCAATACAGAGAATGTTAACGAACTGTCTACATTTGCCCTCCTTAATCTTGTATAGCCTCCCGAAAAAGTGTTATCACTTGTGAATGTATTCGCTGTATCCAATCGAGCATATTTTGTATTTAATTCTGTTGTGTTTCTTAGATATCTTCGTGAAATCATCGTGTCAGTTAATCCAGCAGAATAATTAAATAGCATCAAACCGCCATTAGTCCCGAATGATCTATCTAAAGACGAAGACCACAAAGCGGGTAACAATATCTCACTCCCCGCAACGTAATCTGTCTTTGTTGCGATTATTATTTCAGAATTTCCATCAAAAGTAACTGTATCTCTAAACAATACTTCGGAGGTAAGATCAAAAACTGCATCTGAATTAAAATAAGCGGTATCATTTGATATTAAGACCGAGTCTAAATAAACAGAATTATTAAAATCAGCACTCCCGTTAAAATTTACCGTATCGTTAAAAGTTGCAGCAGAATCAAAAAAAGTATATTGATTAAACTCAACCGTGGAATCAAACCAAACTAAATGATTGAAATAAACCGAGTCGTTAAAATAAACAGTCGAGTCAAAAGTAACTACATTGCTCCAAACAGACGCAGAGTCAAACTGCGGAAGGTCAGCAATAGCATTTGACCATCTTATAACATGACTTAATGGTGTATTCCTTCTAATCATAAATTTATCCGATGTATCTATACTTGTAACCTCGGGCATAGAATACCATGCTTTCGCACTATCTGGAGTCGGTATTTTTGTTTGTCCGAAAATTGTCGTTCCGATAATCATCAGAACAAATAGTATTTTTTTCATTTCAATTTCCTCATTTCGCTTTTTGAGATAAGTTTTATTTTATCTCCCCTTTTTATTTTTAAGTATTGACCGCTTGGAGAAATACCCACCACTTTCCAAATTAGATTATTGTGTTTTATTGCCCTGATAAACAACCTCCACAAGTTAAACCCGAACGGGGTTAATATACTTCATAAGTGCAACCATTAACCCCACAAGGGTATAAACGCCCGATATACCTATTCGGCTCATCTTCGAACGCCTATTTAATCGAATAAAACAACTCCGTCATCAATTAAAGTATCCCCATCGTCAACAAGTGCAGTCGGTGGTGTTGCGTATGGGTCGACTAGATCAAGCTGCACAGCCAAAACGTCTGTTATTCTTGACGGGTTAAATTTTGAAATTGCAATAACTGTAAAATAACGGCCAAGTTTAGGGTCGTAAATTACTTTATTTTTTATAATACTTAAATAACCTTTATAAGTCAGCCACAATTGATAAGGAACTTTTATTAAATCACCAGATAAACCATAATTCTGGTAGTAATAGTTTTCAAACAAGGTTTCCCATCCAAGATTTTCAAAGTACGAATCAGAAGCCAAAAGACTTTTTATAAAATACCCTTTATATGACGCTTGGGATGTTGGGAGCTCATCGCTTGTGTATAGATAAAATCTAGGCTTTAAAATTGCTCGATCTTCAATATCGTCATTGAGTGGAGATGTCATATTGAGCGTTGGGACATTGACCATCACATAATACGCATTTGAGCCGAGTGGATCTTTTTTGATCAGATCGACAGAAGCAGAAGACGACAAACTAACAGTCGTACCTTTGTTGTTCAAAAGCTCGGATTCAACAGTTTTTTCATAAGAAGCGTATTTTTCTGTCATTTCTGGGATTTCTTCGTCTGTTTCGTTTTCTATATCATTTGAATATTCAAACCTATTTATAGCATTTATTTCTGTGAAAGGCTCCACCAAAGGTTCATTTGCTAACTTCTCGACAGTGTAAGACCCGTCACGGTTAAAACTGTTGCGTCTAGTAAAAACCAGCTGCCCGGCCTTAATGTCTGCCTCTAGGTTAAATAAATCCATAAACTCAAATAATAGCTGCTTTTGTGTCCATGACGGTAAGTTATAGGATGCTTTAATTTCATAATCTTCCAATAATGGGACATCGACCAAGGATATAGTTTTCCTCCATCCGTTCAACGTTGAACCATCTCCCCACGTAACCACATCTGAAGCGGAATAATAGCGGCCTTCTGATGTTAGTCCATAAACCTCAAGTGAGTTTATAGTCAAATCTCTGTCAAAAGAAAAACTTAAAAACGTACCAAGGTCGTTTATTTCGTACTCGTCACTCACAATATTTAGAGTGCCATCCGAAATGAAATAAGTTTCTGTCACCCTAGTGTTTAATCCCTCTTTGGAGTTTATGTTGAATACTGCTGTGTTTACGTTTATACTTAACTTTATAGCCACTCTTGAGGGTGCTCTTTTTAGTTCTATTTCCGTTGTGCTTGATGAGGTATCGAAAAAGTTAACCGGGACTATGGGTACTGAAGCACCAGATAAATCAACAAAACCGCCGGAAGTGTAAGCTGTAGAACCTAGTTGCAACTCAAAATCCGTGAATCTAAAATCTTCAGCACATGCAGAGAGTAAAAGCTTATCATAATAAATGCTCGATATATTCGACCAATCCACCGAGTAACCTTGATTAGATGCGATTTCCTCTATCAGTCTATATACTACATAAGACGGTCTAGTATACGCCCTATCCGGTCTAGATGTGTTTGTAGGAATCAACGTATTATCAACTATTTGAGCATCTTTCAAGCCTCTATTGTCAACCAACGGCCAAAACATAAATGATGTATTAGATGACTTCAAAGAATCATAAGAAGTCTCATTAAAAACAAAATCATCAGCAGATAAATCTAATTTAAATAAATCATCTTCAATGTCTTTGTAAAACCTTTTTATCTTGTCATAAATCTGAATCTTAAACCTACCAACCGCAGCGTTATATCTATTTCTTTGGATATTCGTAACCTTGCATAAACCATCAACAATTAAATCATTTTTCCAGTATATCTTGGCTTCAAATTCTTGTGAATAAATATTGCTAGAATTTAGATTAAATATTTCCTCATTCGTTTTTGTTGCTGGAAGAAAGATTTGATTAGAAAAACCAACGTTTCTATTTTGCACAGACCCATAAGAAAACAGAGTTCTATTTAATACTATGTTGTTGGATTCATAGTTATCAATATCTGCATTATTGATTGTTATTTTGAACATTATTTAAAATTCTTATAAAATGAACATAAAAGCCAAACGACAAAAAGGATTAAGGAAACGATTTCAAGAATAGACATTAAACCCCCATAATTGCTTTTTCCAT